ATTAGAATTTTATCGGTCAATAGAGGCTAAATTAAAGGAGCGCAACACATGAATGTAGAAATTGAATTTTTAGAATGGGTACACCCAAGAGCAGGGGTTACTAAAGTAGAGGTTGAGGGTGGTAAACCTTTAATATTGAAAGCCAAAATCAATATGCCAGAAGAAAAACCAAAGCGTTGGAATACATGGTATGACCTGACAGATGAGGAGATAAACGATATTCCTTTTATCAGTGTTACTTTAGCCCAATACGCCCGCCTGGTTGAGCGCAAACTGAAGGAGAAAAATAGTGAATGAGATAATGGATTGGTTATTGCTAATTGGTACATTGGGTGTCGGGGCGATCTGGATTCTGGCCATTTTTTGTTACATCATAATGATATTAGGGGGTTACGATGATTAAGGCATTTCCAAGCGTTATTTCAATCCATAATGGACGGCAAGAGCATTCAGGTATGGATTTAAGGGATTGGTTTGCAGGGTTAGCTATACAAGGTTTGGCTATGGAATCAATTGCTTTTCAAGGTTTGGGAGTAAAACAAGGAGTTCAGTTTGCATATGAAATAGCAGATGAAATGATGAAAGCAAGGGAACAACATGACAGGATGGAGGAAGAAGCAAGTGTTCCAAAAGATTAACACTTATGAGGCAAGGGAACTAGGTGTACATACGGGCAAACTAGATGAGCGGTTCAAGCCCGCGTGGATGTGTACGGAGTGCAAACGGATATTCTTTACAAGAGAAGAAACAGAATTACATAAACATACAACAAGGGAAGAAGAATGAAAATTAATATTGAGAAAATCAGGATTGATGGAGATACACAATCACGGGTAAAAATTCACGATAACATTGTTCAGGAGTACACAGAGAACCTTTTAAACAAAGTGGTAATGCCGCCAGTCAAAATATTCTTTGACGGCTTGGATAATTGGTTGGGTGATGGTTTTCACCGTTACCATGCTCACCGCAGAGCCAAGCTAACAGAAGTTGATTGTGACATTTCCAAGGGTACAAAGCGTGATGCCAAGATTTACTCTTGGAGTGCAAATTCGAATCATGGACTACGCAGAAGTAACGAAGACTTACGCAAAATCGTTATTGAAATATTAGAAGATGTTGAATTTAGCGACAAAAGTAATCGTGAGATTGCCAGGATGTGTAAGTGCTCAGACATGACGGTTGGTCGTGTTCGCAAAGAACTTGCTCTTGCAAAAGAAATGGGCAAAAAGTCAAAGAAAGTGCAACAAGTTGCACCCGACCCAGTTTACGAAGAACCGTTGGAAGACGAGACATTTAACGAGAAGCTAGAGGAGCTGGTTGTTGAAAATTCCGCATTGATGCAAGAGAATGTTAGGTTGCGTGATGCCATTGCAGTAGGTAGTTTGGATTTACCAGAAGAAGAAATAGCTGACGTACAAGAAACAATTAAGAGCTTGAGGCTGGATTTGGCAAAGTGTGAGAGTGATTTGCAAGCCATGACTTTATCTCGCAATGATTATCAGAAAAAATCGGCCGATGCTATTCAGCAAGTGCAATATTGGAAACGCAGGGCTGAAAAAGCAGAAAAATCCAAAAAATGAATCTATCGCTCAGACCCCACCAAATTGAGGTGGTTGACAAGATCAATCTCAATTTTGATCTGGGCATAGGCAGTCAATTGCTATATGCTCCTACAGGATTTGGCAAAACAGAGGTTGCCATCTCCTTGATGCAACAATATGCAAAGCAAAACAAGCGCGTTGCAATGATGATGGATAGGATTGTTTTGGTCAATCAGTCCAGCACAAGACTATCTCGCTACTCTATTCCGCATGGAGTGATGCAAGCAGACCACTGGCGGTACAACCCGACAGAAAATATTCAGATTTGCTCTGTTCAAACGTTAGAAAAGCGTTCTGATTTTCCTCACATTGATTATTTAATCATTGACGAATGCCACATCATGCGTATGAGTTTGGTTGTTTTTATCAAAGACAACCCAGCAATAAAGGTAATTGGGCTGACTGCTACACCATTTACCAAGGGATTGGGCGATATTTATGATGTGGTGGTTGGTGCAAAGCCTACGAAAGAACTCATCAAAGAAGGTTGGCTGACACCGTTAAAAATCTATATTGCCAAAGAAATTGACATGACTGGGGCAAAAAAAGTTGCGGGTGAATGGTCGCAAGATGAAGTTACTGCGCGTGGCATGAAGATTACTGGCGATATTGTTACCGAATGGAAGAATAAAACCAATGAAATATTCGGTAGACCAGTAAAGACGGTAGTATTTTGCTCAGGTGTGGCGCATGGGCGTGACTTGGAAAGGCAGTTTAACGAGCAAGGGTACAACTTTAAGTCCATTTCCTATATGGAAGATGGCGAATATAAGCGTGAAGTCATAGATGATTTCAGTAAGCCTGACACAAATATACATGGGTTGATTGCTACCGATATATTAACTCGTGGGTTTGATGTGCCAGACGTGTTGATGGGAGTAAGTGCAAGACCGTTTTCGAAGTCTTTTAGTTCGCACGTCCAACAAATGGGGCGCGTTATGCGTCCATCTCCAGGCAAAGAGTTTGGTGTTTGGTTGGATCACGGTGGAAATTATCTGCGTTTTAGGAAAGATTGGGATCAACTTTACGAAGAAGGAGTGACCGAGCTTGAAAGTGGCATAGAAGATAAAGCCAAAAAAGAGCCGACTGAGGACGAAAAGAAAGAAGCAAAGTGTGCCAGTTGTGGAGCTTTGTGGATCATGGGAAGCAACATTTGCTACTCCTGCGGGTATGAAAAACCGTTGCGTGGCATAGCCATAGTGCCAGGTGAGCTACAAGAATTGTTTACCGATGGCGCTGATAAAACCCAAAACAATCAACAGTTTTACTCCGAACTTTTATACTATGCAAGGATGCGAAACTTCAAAGATGGTTGGGCGGCACACAAATACAAAGAGAAATTTGGTGTATTTCCAAGGGGGCTGAGTGCTAATCCAAGTCCAGTTACGCAGAAAACGGTTAGCTGGATTCGTTCAAGAAACATTGCATGGGCAAAGAGTAGAAACAAATGAGCTTTACAGATTTTGCATACCAATATGGATTGGTGATTGATAATTTAGTAATTGGCAGATGGGCAAGAGTTAAGACGTTAGACAAGCCAAATAAGACCAATGGCGCATACATTTTTGATGGTTGTAGTGGTGCAGTCATTAACTTTGCAACAATGGAGCTTCATGCCCCTTACAAGTCCGATAAGCCACTTTTGGTTGATCGTGAACGTATAAAGAAGGCTAATGAAGATAAATTGGAAAAGCGTGCGAAAGCGTGCGAAAAGGCTGAATACATCCTTAAAAGCGCCAAGAAAGCCAAGCATCCATATTTAATCAGGAAAGGATTTGATGAAAATGGTTGGGTGTGGAAGGAAATGTTGATTGTTCCAATGCGGGTTGATGGCAAATTGGTTGGTTGTCAAATGATAAATGCGGATGGAACTAAGAAGTTTTTGTCGGGGCAATTGACAAAGGGTGCGAGCTTGGTGATGGATGAAAAGGGCAAAGATGTGTTGGTGGAAGGGTATGCAACTGGGTTGTCTGTGAGAAGGGCACTTCGGTTGCTTGGCGTGCCATTTAAGATACACGTTTGTTTTAGTGCGTCCAATATGCTTGAGATAGCAAAGAATGCCGTAAATCCGTTGGTTGTGGCCGATAATGACCCAGTTGGGGTGCGCACCGCCAAAAAAATAGCCTCTCGTTACTGGGTAGGAGAGGCTAATGAGGATTTCAACGATTACGAGTTAAGACTTGGAACTCCTCTTGCTAGTCTTGGTCTTAAAATGTACTGGGAATAACCATTTTGTCTTTATGGGTGCAACTTGTTGCACTTTGCATTGGTTGCAGTCTAGTTTTTGGCATACTCCCAGTTCCTCACACCGGGTGTACTTCATGCCATTTCCTTTAAGTTAATAGTTGGGATTTCTTCAGTTGAGAAATAAAATTGATCCATGTCTTTGTACAGACAAATAAAATCATCATCTATCCCAATGATTCGTCCATCTTTTAGGTGGATTAGGTGAATTCCTGGATATTCGTAATTGATTTCTTGAATCATTCCTTGATCTATTTTCATTTTGCATCCTTTATTTGATTTCTATCATGCCGTTTCCCTTGCGTTGATGTCAACCCTGTCGGATAGTTCGTCAACTATATCTACTTCAGCGAGTTTACTTTCCTCGCATTTGTAAATGTAAACTGGTTTGGTTATATCGTCCACTTGTAAAAGTTTACGGATTAAATCTGCTACTGTCATGCTAAATCCCTTTCAATCATTTCTTTTTTAAGCTTTTCATCACTCCAAGAGTTGTAACCCTCAAATCCATTATTTAAGGTTTCATATAAATAAGCTTTTAGATCGTTTTTGTTGTTCCAGTCATCAATATCATCTTCAATCAGCAAATCTATCATTTTTTTGCGCGTAACAGTCTCTAGCTTTTCTATTTCTTCAATTTCCATTATTGAATAATCGCTAATTAATCTCTGCATATCGGCAAACGCGATAGCATCTTCGTTACTATCAAATATGCCCAAAGCCCTAAAGCCATCAACTGGGTTGCCTGTAATTATTGTGTATTTCATTTTGGAATCCTTTCGTCAATTACATATTCAATTGCATACTCAACCGAATACCATGTTGTGCCGATTTCAGCGTCATGCGCGTCAGCCATTACATTTAAAACGCGGATTTTCTCATCATCGGTCAGAACAATATCCATGTTTTCGCAAACCATTGAAACATCATCTGTGCCCCACTGAATTTGCATCACCCAATTTCCGTCCTCATTTTGTATAACTTTAGCCATTTTCTTCACCTTTATTTAATTCTTCCTCTATCCATGCCATTTGGGTACATATCTCATTCCATTCTTCGTCATATTCTGCTTGCCCTTCAGGGATACAGGTTTCCCTGTACCCCTCTAAGGCATTCCAGATTGACGTTAAATCAATCTCGGCCATAGGTTATCCTTTGTAAGATGCCCAATCAAGCGGGCGGTAGTTTGCGTAGTTTCGAATCGGTGTGTTCTCTTGGTAAATTGATTCGTATTTAAATTGCTTGCCCGCCATAGCCATTGCTCTAGCAAAAATTGCATAGTCGCAATCCTCTTCCAAGTAAACAAACGGGGTATCCAGTCGAGTTTTGATATACGAATAATGACTGATGGCACTTGCGACTCCTAAGTCGATCAATTCTCTTAGTGGAACTTCTAACCAAGCGTGGCCTGGGTCTTCAAAAAATTTGTAAGTTTGCATTTGTATTTCCTTTGTAGTTGATTAAGACCCTATCGCTAGGGTTTCGCCCAATCAGGGCTCGTCAGTTAATCTCTTTGCCTAGGTCTTTGGCCAGTTGCACCAAGATTTCTTTTCTTGTGCCCTTGTAGCCCATTTTCTTAAGAATCTTCAAAATAGACGTGTGACGGTTTACTTTCATGCCCGCAATCTCAAGTTTTAGTCCTTGATAAAGCGTCAACATCCTGAAGTGCTCAATCTGGTCGGGTGTTGTTAATATCATTTCAATACTCACTTGGCAACATCATGACCACAAAATCACCTTTTTGCATAAAAAATTTGTACTCTCCGTCAGGGCAATCGGTGTAGCTAATTTTCTTAAGAAATATTTGTTCTTCGTCACCGTCCTCTGCAATGATCGTAGCCTTACTATCGAGTGCAACAAGTTGCACCGTCATAAAATCATCAATCAAAGGCACAATCTCGCTTGCTACTATGTCAGTAAACCAGTAAGCGCCCGCTTGGTCAATAAAGTATTTCACCCCATCCGTGATTCTCATGCTTGAGAAGATAGACGGCTTGTAATACCGTGTTGTGCCGATAAATTGGCCTAGTTCGCTTGCTAAATCTCTTGTAGTTTCCATTGTTATTTCCTTGTAGTTAATCTAAGACGGCCTCTCGACCGTTTCGGCCTTACGGCCTCGTCAGTTAGATAGTTTGATGGATATGTCGCAGTCTTTGAGTTTGTTAGTCCTCAAGTATTGCTTTGCCCAATACTGCGCTCCCTCGAAAGTGTTGAAACGCTCCTCGCTTAACACTGTTTCGACTTGAATGATTTTGACTAGCCACATCATTGCTCATTCTCCTTTGGTGCAAACTTTTCAAATAAATCTGAAAAGGCCACAACAATTTTTATAGCGTTTTTGGCATCAGCTTTGTAAAAGGCTTGTGCAATTGCGTATGCAAAACCGCCACCGCTCTTTTCCATGTTTTGTGCGCAAAGCAAGTAGTAGTCTCTGTCGTGTAGCATGGTGATCTCCTATATTGATAAGACAAGTAAATAGACCGTGCGTCCAATTGAGCAGTTACACATCTCATTGAGATACCAAAATGTATATCTCAGTCCAAATGCTTTTATGTAGGCCTTGATCTGTAATGGGTCTTGTAAAACTGTTGTTAACATTTGTATTTCCTTTATTAAAGAACTTCAGTGACTGCTTCCAAAATACTCATTTGATCTACTGCCAAATGACCGATCAAGTGCATGATGTCCAACTGCTCACCAATCACAATGCACTTTTTATCTTCGATTGTTTTACTAACAATAAACTCTTTGAACCTGAATCCACTAATTTTTAATCTCATGTCATCAACACTCAATTTAAATTTTGCTTTTAATATCATTTGTATTCCTTGTAGTTGCATAAGACCCCTTTCGGGGTTTCGACTATTGAAGTCTCATCAGTTATGCTCAGAATGCGGTGCTACGAATCTCCTGTGCGTATTCGAACCGCAATTTGACCGTCTTGGATAGTTCTTTGAATGCCTTTGTGGGGTTGCCCTCAATGTAGTATTCAAGAATGTCGCCATCGTCCCATGCTTCACAAACTTCGTCCCAACCGCCTTTGTCGTAATGTTCCATTGCATAAGCCCGCATAAACCGAATGAAATCAGGCTCAGTCATATTTATTGCTAACATCATTTAATTCTCCTTATTTGTTTAAGACGGCCTTTCGACCGTTTCGCCTACTAAAGGCTCATCAGTTAAACTTGATTGAAGCCCATCATCTGCACCCAAGCGTTTAGGTTGGAACGTGTCTTGAAGCAAACAAACCCAATATCATTCTTGGAACAATCCGAAGATCCATCTATCTCCCAAACTTTGCAACCTGCAGGATATTGGTATACGGTCGTGCGGGTATAGTTTGTCGGCACTAAGTATTTTTTCCCTGTGTACTTATCAGCAAATAATTTGAACATCTGTTTACTCCCTGTGTGTATGTTTATTAAATTTAACGGCTTCTCTATCTATACGTGGAAGAATCGTGCCAAGTCAGAGTTGTCCACATTTTCGGGTATGGTTATCCACATATGAAAACCCTATGTAAACTAATCGGTTACAGTTTTTGTACATCTAAAGTATCAATGTGTATAACTATTTGAGTTATCCCGCCCTGTTGATAAGGTGTGTACATCCTGTTTATAATGGTTATTGATATATACTCACGAACTGGTGCAACAAGTTGCAGAGGAGACGACATGACCGCAGAGAACAAGAAGACCGTCAAGAGAATGACAAGGGCGCAGATAAAAGAGACGCTAGACAAGACACCAATAGAGACAATCCTAGGGACAAAACAACCGCTTACCAACAAACAAAGAGAATTCGCCCGCAAAGTAGCACTAGGCACTATGAGTAAAAGACAATCCTACAAAGAGACATACAACGTCACCAGTGAGCATTCACTCAATAGTAATCCATATGTAATGATGAGAGATGCAAGAATCCAACGAGAGGTCGAAGCCTACAAGCTAGCAATGGAAGCAGAAAAACAGCGAGAACCTGCTCAACTAAAGGCATTGCTCGTACAACAGTTGGTGCAACACTCACTCGATACTGAGTTTCCACCTGCACAAAGGATGAAAGCATTGGAACTCATAGGTAAGCTATATGAAGTGGGCGCATTCGTTGAGCTAAAGGAAACGACCGTCATCAACAAGAAGTCTGAGGACATCAAGGCTCAACTGATAGAACGTATCAAAGAAGTAATAGACGTAGAGGCCAAGCCGTCTCGAACTGGCGCACGAAGTCTCCAAGACGAGATAGATAACACAGACGCAACAGACACGCACGCACTCGCAGACACGCACGCACAAAGCGCAGACGCAAATCCCGCACTCGCAGACCCCACCGCACCCGCACCCCGCGCGCTCGCAGGCCCGCGTGGGACTTCCTAACGCATACTATTCCATACAAACGATTCCGCAAAAAAAGTAATTGATATGAGAAATTGTTTTTCCCAAGCTCAAAATAAAAAGGTGGGGGGGGTATATTTTTTAAAAAAACAAGTGCAACTTGTTGCACCCCTATCGTAAGTGGTTGATTTATATGAAGAAAAAATACGAATACAGCAAAAGTATGTTGGATAGGATGAGGATAGTGGGTAAGAGTTATGAGCAGTGTATGGAGATGGAGATGACGCCGAAGGAGAGGAATATATTTATAGTGGTTGATGAGTGGTGGAAGGAGTTTGGGTATGGGCCGACTATAGATGACATTATGAGGAATAGTGGGGATAAGGGGCGGGGGAATGTATCTAGGGTTATTAAGAATCTTTGTGAGTTGGGGGCGTTAAAGAAATTGCCTGGGAAGGATAGGAGTGTTCGGCCTGCTTATATTAACTTTAGGAGTATTGAATGAGGGATCAAGATATTATTGATGCTATCTCTAAGATGCCAGATGATATGGCTGATGAGATGTTTCAGATGTTTGAGGTTTATAAAAAGAGTCTGACGGTTGAGCGGGCGGCAGATGACTTTATGATGTTTGTTAATGAGATGTGGCCTGGGTTTATACACGGTCGGCATCATGAGTTAATGGCTGAGAAGTTTGAACAGATAGCCAGGGGGGAGATAAAGCGGTTGATTATTAATATGCCGCCTCGGCATACCAAGAGTGAGTTTGCGAGTTATCTTTTGCCTGCGTGGTATTTGGGGAAGTTTCCTGGAAAAAAGATTATCCAAACATCTAACACGGCTGAGTTGGCGGTGGGGTTTGGTAGGAAGGTAAGGAACTTAGTTGCGAGTGAGCAGTACCATAGGATATTTCCTTTTGTTAATTTGCGGTCTGACTCTAAGGCGGCGGGGCGGTGGAGTACGAATAAGAATGGCGAATACTTTGCGATAGGTGTTGGAGGTACGGTGACGGGTAAGGGTGCGGACTTACTTATTATTGATGATCCGCATAGTGAGCAAGAAGCGGCGTTGGCGCAGGGTGACCCAACAGTGTTTGATAAGGTGTATGAGTGGTATACATCTGGACCGAGACAACGTCTTCAGCCTGGTGGGTCTATTGTTGTGGTGATGACGAGGTGGGCGAAGAAAGATTTGACGGGCAAGATTGTGCAGTCGATGATTGATCGGGACGGAGAGAAGTGGGACGTTATACAGTTGCCTGCGATTATGCCGAGTGGAAAACCGCTTTGGCCAGAGTTTTGGAGTTTGCCAGAGCTGGAGGCGTTGAAGTCTGAATTGCCTGCGAGTAAGTGGAATGCGCAGTATATGCAAAGCCCGACCAGTGAGGAGGGGGCGATTGTTAAGAGGGATTGGTGGAGGATATGGGAAGGGGAAGATATACCACCGTGCGAGTATATTATTCAGAGTTGGGATACGGCGTTTACGAAGAGTGAGAGGAGTGACTATTCTGCGTGTACGACATGGGGGATATTTTATTTAAATGAGAATGCGCGCGATCCCAATATTATTTTGCTTGATGCGTTTAAGAGGAGGATGGAATTTCCTGAGTTAAAGGAGATTGCTATGCGAGAATATAGGAACTGGGAACCAGACTCTTTTATTGTTGAGGCGAAGGCAAGTGGTGCGCCGTTGATATTTGAGTTGAGGGCTATGGGAATACCTGTACAAGAGTTTACGCCGAGCAGGGGAAATGATAAGATGGTGAGGATTAACTCTGTGTCTGATTTGTTTGCGAGCGGTAAGGTATGGGCTCCTGCAACAAGATGGGCTGATGAGTTAATTGAAGAGATGGCGGCGTTCCCTAATTCTGATCACGATGACTTGGTAGACTCGACTACGCAGGCATTGATTCGATTCAGAAAGGGAGGGTTTATATCTTTGGGTAGTGATGAACCAGATGAACCAATATATAGACGGCGCAGGTCTGCCGCTTATTACTAAGGATAAATATGAAACGTAGAATTTTTTTACAATCAATTGGTGCGGGCGCAATTACGCTGGCTGTGCCAGTTGTGCATTCTGGAACTGGATGGAGTGGCCCTACTTGCGCAAAAAGTTTGACCGAATGGATGGAGTCAAAATTTTATTGTGTTATGGGTGAACCATCAGCATTCATGGACTTGCCAAGGCATGATGCCAATAAGTTTTTCACAGACGCTTCTATGAAAGTTTTGGATCCCGCTGGAGATGCGCAAATAATTAGAATTTCATATGACACTTTGGCTTATGCGGTCGAAGGATATACAGCTAAAGAAGCCGAATCAATGTTGGCAAAACATTTCTACGAAGGGCTTAAAGAGTTGGACGAGGGGGATAGAAAGCAAATTGTGTGGAGAGTTAAACCACAATTTAAGTCTGACTATATTCGTGAATGGGGAGATACATATTTAACCGCCGAGGAATTGGAAGATAAAGCTTATAACAATGTAAGTAAAGATGATTTGAAAATACCAGAAAATGCCCAGTTTGATTTTGATACTAACAGTTATAGGTATGTAAAAAAATCTTATTATCTCCACAGAATTCGAATGAGATTGGCTATGCCAGAAGTAAATTTTGAGCAAATAGACAGTTATAAATTAGAAGGCAAAACAGCTAAAAGGATAAATAATGAGTATTGATAAAAGTTTATATCAAGCGCCCCAGGGTATTGAGAGTTTAGCTCAAGATGAGGAGCCATTAGAGATAGAGATTGTTGATCCAGAATCTGTTGGTATTAAGATGGATGGAATGGAGATAACGCTGGAGGAGGGGGAGGAAAGCGGCGAAGACTTTAATGCGAACCTTGCTGAAGAAATGCATCCAGGTGCGGTATCGTCTTTAGCATCAGAGTTAGATTTTGATATTACACAAGATATTGGTTCTAGGAAGGATTGGGAGAAAGCGTACTCTGAGGGGTTGAAGTTATTGGGTCTTCATATAGAAGATAGGACTGAACCTTGGGACGGCGCGTGCGGGGTGTTTCATCCATTGATTACTGAGGCGATTGTTAGGTTCCAAGCGGAGATGGTAACGGAGACATTCCCGACCGCTGGGCCTGTGCTGAGTAAGATTATTGGTAAAGAGACTCCTGAGATAAGAGAAAAGGCGATCAATGTTCAAGATGATATGAACTTTGAATTGACTGAGGAGATGAAGGAGTTTAGACCAGAGCATGAGAGGATGTTGTTCTCTTTGCCCGCGGTGGGTTCTACATTTAAGAAGACTTATTACGATCCAGGATTGGGTAGACCTGTGTCTATGTTTGTTCCAGCAGAAGATATTATTTTGCCGTATGGGACAACGGATATGGATACGGCGTACCGCGTTACCCATGTGATGCGTAAGACAAAAAATGATATTGTTAAATTACAACGCGCTGGATTTTATTTAGATATAGATTTGCCTGATCCACAGAATGATAAGAGTGAGATACAAAAGGGGAAAGATAAAGAGACTGGGTTTAATGATTTAAGCGATGAAAGATATACTCTGTATGAGTGTCACGTTGACTTAGACCTAGAGGGGTTTGAGGATGAGGACGATGATGGACCGACAGGGATTATGCTTCCCTATGTTGTTACTTTCATAAAGGGTACAAATGAAGTATTGTCGATTCGGAGGAACTGGAAGGAGGGCGATGATCTTAAACTTAAGCGCCAGCATTTCGTACACTACCAATACATCCCAGGATTTGGAGCTTACGGATTTGGACTCTTCCACCTCATTGGGGGATATGCAAAGTCGGCGACAAGCATTATGCGTCAACTGGTGGACGCGGGAACTTTATCTAACTTGCCTGGAGGTCTTAAGTCCAGAGGACTTCGGATTAAAGGTGATGATACACCCATTAGGCCAGGAGAGTTCAGAGATGTAGATTTAGCATCTGGAAACATTAGGGATAGTATTCTTCCGTTGCCTTATAAGGAGCCGAGTGCGGTATTGGCTGGATTGTTAGGTACGATTGTTGAGGAGGGCAGGAGGTTTGCCGCTACTGCTGATATGCAGATTAGCGATATGTCTGCCCAAGCTCCTGTTGGAACTACGCTGGCATTATTAGAGCGCCAGTTAAAAGTGTTAACGGCGGTGCAGGCTAGAACACATTTTAGTTTAAAGCAAGAGCTTAAGTTAATAAAGAATTTAATTCGAGACTATACAGACGAAGACTATACATATGATCCTGAATATGGGGGACGCAAGTCTAAGAAGGCTGATTATGATTTAGTTGATATTATTCCTGTTAGTGATCCTAATGCCGCTACCATGTCTCAACGCGTGGTGCAGTACCAAGCCGTTATACAAATGGCACAAATGGCTCCACAGATTTATGATCTGCCACAGCTACATCGTTCAATGCTTGATGTTTTGGGGATTAAAAATGCAGAAAAACTCGTTCCTTTGCCAGACGATCAGAAACCTACGGACCCTGTATCTGAAAACCAAGCGGCGCTTAAAGGCAAACCGCTAAAGGCATTTCAGTATCAGAACCACCAAGCGCACATCCAGATGCACCAAGGGTTATTGCAAGACCCGATGGTTGCGGCATCTATAGGGCAGAATCCGCAGGCTCAGCAGATACAAGCGGCACTACAGGCGCATATTGCCGAACACGTTGGATATATGTATAGACAACAAGTAGAGCAACAGTTGGGTATGGCAATGCCTAAAGAAGAGGAGAAGCTTGATCCTAAGATTGAGTACGCTATGTCAGACATGATGGCAAAAGCGGCGCAACAAGTATTACAGCAACACCAGGCGGCGGCGGCTCAGCAACAAGCGCAACAGCAAGCACAAGACCCGCTTATACAGTTACAGCAACAAGAGTTGCAGATTAGACAGCAAGAAGTTGCAATCAAACAGCAAAAGATGCAACAAGATATGCAGTTGGCACAGTCTAAGTTGCAGACAGATTCCACACTTGAGGCGGCACGTTTGGCGCTTGAGAAGGAAAAAGTTTCTGGTACTTTACAGTTGGGCGCTATGAAAATTGGTGCAGATATACAGCATCAAAAAGAAAATATCAAATCTCAAGAGATGCGTACTGGAACGCAAGTTGGGGTTGATATTGCGAAGACAAAATCTCAACAAGAACTTACGGCTCGCCAGGCCGCTTTAGAGCATGGCAGAGAGATGGAAGACAAGCGCATGGACGCTAGGAAGACAGCTCTTGAACACGGAGAAAACTCCGCAGACAGATTGCATACCATTCAAAAAGATCATCTTGACAGACAGCAAGAGAATCTTAGGATGGAGCAACAAGCACGGCAAGCCAAGCAAGCCGCCGAAAAACCAAAGGAGAAATCTAAATAATGATACAAGACTTCGCACGCGTATTGCGCGAATACATACGCAAAGACATGAACAACTACGCTGATGATCTCGCGGCGGGAGTATGCAAAAATTTTGACGAGTACCAAAAACTCTGTGGGGTGATC